TGTTTCTGAGCCTCAAATGCAAAAAAATGTTGACCCCATTATTAAAGAAAATACGACACCTAAATTTATACCAGAAAATACATATTATCTTAAAGACGGAAATATAGGAATATTAAATGAATCGGAAAAACAGCTAGTAAGTAAATTATACGAAAAACTAAATAGTATTAACAAGGAAAGATTATTGAAACTATTATCAGAATCTAAACAATCTTTTAATCGGGTTCTGAATTTAGCAAAGAATGAGAATAAAGGTAAGGAATAAAAAATGGAAAACAATCTAAAAAAGTTTATAAGTCTTGTTGTCGATGAGAATTTAGCAAAGGCTCAAGATTTTATTAAAGAAACACTAAATGAAAAACTAAATTCAGCGTTATCAGATAAATTTGAAGAGTATGCTCCTTCTGTGTTTGAGGCCGCAAAGCCAGATTTCTTGGATCTAGACGGCGACGGTGATACTGAAGAACCAATGAAAAAAGCAGCTGAAGAAGCTGAGGGAGAAGATGGAGAAGATGTGGAAGAGGACGAGGAGCAATCTGAGGAAGAAGAAGAAGGTGAAACCGAAGACGAAGACGCAGAGGAAGATGAAGAAGAATCAGAAGAAGATGAAGAAGAGCAAGACTGATGAAACTAATAACAGAAACAGTTGAACAAGTAGAATTCTTAACTGAAGCTGCCGCTGATGGTGGTAAAAACTATTTCATTGAGGGAACTTTTATGCAGGCAGATACCCTCAACCGAAATAAAAGAGTGTATCCTAAAAATATTCTGTTAAATGAAGTAACTCGTTACAATAAAGAGTATGTTGCAAATAGCCGAGCATTTGGTGAATTAAATCACCCAGCAGGACCAACAGTAAACTTAGATCGCGTTGCAATAATTATTAAAGAGTTAAATTGCAACGGATCTGATGTATACGGTAAAGCTAAAGTTATGAGTACTCCTATGGGAGAGATTGTAAAAAATCTTATTAACGAAGGTGCTCGCTTGGGAGTTTCTACTCGTGGTATGGGTTCATTAAAGGCTCGAAACGGGTATAATGAAGTTCAACCAGATTTCATGCTTTCAGCTGTAGATATTGTTGCTGATCCTTCTGCTCCTAATGCGTTTGTTAACGGCATTATGGAAGGCAAAGAATGGATCTGGGATAACGGAATTCTTGTAGAACGACAAATAGAAGAATACCAAACAGAAATTAAAAGAACATCTACTAGAAATTTAGAATCTAAAGCTATACGACTTTTTGAAGATTTCTTAAAGAAATTAAAATGAAACCAGAAACTTTAATAAAATTACAAGAATCTGTATCCTCTTCTTATCGTTTTACAAGAGGAGATTTAAAATCTTTATTAGAAAATAAAGATAAAAAAGATCCAATGAGCTGGGAGGAAGCAGGAAAAGAAGCTTTAGATATTTTAACTAAACATCCTATTGCTGCATTAGCTACTCCCCCAAAAATGATAGCTCCTACACTTTTAGGTGTACAAAGTCAGTTAGGATGGACACCACAAGCAGCGAAACAGTACAGAGATCATTATAGAGGAATTGGTTCAATACCAGCATTTTTGGCCCAGTTAGGGGGGGCTGCTGGATTAGGAAAAGCAGGAGGAAAAGTAGGACAATTAATTTCCAAAATTCCTGGAACTGGTGTTATTGGAAGAGTTGGTAAAACTATTCTTGGGCCTCTTGCCGCTTACGGAGGTGGGGCTTTTGCTGGTACTGTAGACACTGGTGCAGATTTATTAACTAGAGCATTTTTAGACCCAAGAGCTGGGTCCAGATAATTAAAAGTATTAAATTTATAAATAAACTAGTATTAGGAAAAAACAATATGAAAGACAAAAAATCACAAGTAAAACCCGTAGTAATGGACGCAACAGGTAAAGGCGATATGGATGCCACAGGCAAAGGCTCGTTTCTTGGCACACTAGACACCAGTTCTATGGAAGGTGTTGTCATGAAAAATCAAACCAGTCTCAGACCAATGAGTGCTGGTGTTGATATGGGCCAAAAGGTTGCTGTAGCCGAAGGATCAGAAAAGAATGATCTCCTAGAAAAACTTTTCGATGGTGAATCTCTTTCTGAAGAGTTCATGAATAAGGCTTCAGTAATTTTTGAAGCTGCTTTAAATGAAAGAACTTCCGTTATTCGAGAAGAGCTTCTTAAAGAAAGTGCTTCACTAATTCAAGAAGAAGTAAACAAAACAGTAAATGAACTAGCAACTCGTTTAGACGAATATCTAAATTACGTTGTTGAAGAATGGATGAAAGAAAACAAGCTTGCAGTAGAATCTGGTATTCGTACTGAGATTGCTGAAAGCTTTATTGGAGGTCTAAAGAATTTGTTTGAAACTCATTACATCGAAGTACCTGAGAGCAAGCATGATGTTCTAGAAGATCTTTTCTCGGAAAATCAACAACTAGAAGACACTTTAAACGAGCAAATTCAAAACAACATAGAACTTCGTAAAGAACTTGTTGCTGGTCATGCTCGTTCCGTTTTCTTGGAGACCGTTTCAGATATGTCTCAAGTAGATGCAGAACGTCTTGCTTCACTAGCAGAAAGCATTGAATTCAACAGCAGTGAAGACTTTGCTAACAAGCTAGCAATACTAAAAGAAAATTATCTTAAGGCTGCTCCTGCCCCAGCCCAAGATCTAGAAACACTTACAGAACAAAGGAATGTACCTCAATCAAATGATGGTCCAATGTCTGTATATGTAAACACTGTGGGCCGTCAAGTCAAAAAATACTAAAATATAAATAAATTAAAATCAAGGAGAAAACTAACATGTCAATGGACTTTTCAGACAACACACCCTACGACACTCTCGTAGAAAAATGGAACCCTCTACTAGAACACGAGGCTCTTCCAGAGATTCAAGATTCTTATCGTAAGAAGTGCACCGCTATGTTACTAGAAAATCAAGAGAAAGCTCTTCGTGAGCAATATCTTGTCGAAACACCAAACAACCTTATGGGCGGAAATCCTGCCACAGGTCAAGTTGGTGCTGCCTCTACTGGTATCGCAGGTTACGATCCTATTCTTATCAGCCTAGTTCGTCGTAGCATGCCTAATCTAATCGCTTACGATGTTGCTGGTGTTCAACCAATGAGTGCACCCACCGGTCTTATCTTTGCTATGCGTTCCCGTTACACCAAGCAAGGTACTCTTGGTAACGTAGAAGGAGATGCTAACGGTGCTGGCCGCGAAGCTCTATTCCAAGAAGCTTTTGCTAAATTCGGTGGTTCAGGTTCAACTTCTGCTGGTGCTGCATTCTCAGCTACTGGTGGTATCAACCCAGTAGGTGTTAGCGGTGGTACTGACGGCGGTTTTAGCCAAGGACCAAACTTTGGTATTCGTGACAGCTCTTTCAACATCAACGATTTCCGTGCTATGTTGACCAGCCGAGCTGAAGGTTTAGGCAACGGTGGTGGTGCTTTCCAAGAAATGGCATTCAGCATTGAGCGTCTTGCTGTAGAAGCCAAGACTCGTGCTCTAAAGGCTGAATACACCACTGAGCTTGCACAAGATCTTAAGGCTGTTCACGGTCTTGATGCTGAGAGCGAACTTGCTAACATTCTTAGCAGTGAAATTCTCAACGAAATTAACCGCGAGCTAATTTACACCCTATACCGCACTGCCAAGACTGGCGCTAGCCAAAGCGACCTAACCACAAGCGGAGTTTACGATCTAAACACCGACTCTGACGGTCGTTGGAGTGCAGAGCGTTTCCGTGGTCTCATGTTCCAAATTGAACGCGAAGCCAACGTAATCGCCAAAGAAACTCGTCGTGGTAAGGGCAACTTCGTAATTTGCTCTAGCGACGTAGCTTCTGCTCTCGCCATGGGTGGATTCTTAAACCTCACTCCTGCCCTACAACCTCAACTAGAGGTCGATGACACCGGCAACACTTTTGCTGGTATCCTCAACGGCAAGTTCAAGGTTTACATTGATCCGTACGCTGCTCTAGGAGCCAACTTCTGCTTGGTAGGCTATCGTGGAGCCAGCCCATACGATGCTGGTGTGTTCTACTGCCCATACGTTCCTCTACAAATGGTACGTGCAGTAGACCAAAGCAGTTTCCAACCCAAGATTGGATTCAAGACTCGTTACGGAATGGTAGCCAACCCATTCTCTGAGAGCACTGATATTAATGCTCTCGGTGGCAACCAATACTACCGTATTTTCGCAGTCAACAATCTACACGGTAACACCGGCTTCGGTCTCTGATCTGAAGTATAATAACTAACGCTAAGGGCTCCCCGTAAAAAGGGAGCCCTTTTCGTTTACATAAATATTATTATGCCAACACACAATACACTACAAGTAAATTATTTTCAATTTATTTTAGAGCGTGTACCTAACATGGTATATTTTTGTCAAACTGCAAATTTACCGGGTGTTGCTTTTGGTGTAACCACTCAGCCTACTCATCTAGGATATCCTGTTCAAGTTCCAACAGGAGCTTACCGATTTGAAAATCTTGAATTATCGTTTCGTGTAGACGAAAATCTTGCCAACTGGTTAGAAATATATCGTTGGATGACTGATATTGGAAATTATCAAGATGTTGAAGGAACCAAAAAATATGTAGAAAAAACTAGTGGTGCAAGGCTATTAATTACTAACAGTTCTTATAAACCTAAAATAGCAGTAGAATTTGCTCATGTATTTCCTACCTATCTTAGTAGTCTTACATTCAGTACAGCACAACCACAATCGGTTGAAATGCTTGCCATGGTGAGATTTGCTTTTACCACATACACAATTTCTGGATTAACCGGAGCTTAATATATTTGAAATTTTAATATTTGAGTGTATAATTTACCTATGAATCTAGATGAACTTAAGAAAATGGTTTCCGAAGATATCAAAATTGACCAGACAGAACTGGATCGTGAATCTGCTAATACCCCTCAGCTTCACAACAAATATCTTACCTTTTTTATGGACGAGCGGTTAAAGTTCCAAAAGCTAGAAAGAGAAGCGGCTGCTCTTCGCCGTAATAAATGGTTGTACTATACAGGCCGAATGAGCAAAGAAGAACTGGAAGAACAAGGCTGGGAGCCTTTTGAATTAAATGTTCTTAAAACTGAAGCAGATGATCTAATTGAATCGGATCCAGATTGGCTTCGTCTTCAAGAACGAGTTTCTTTCCAAAAAGAAAAAGTTAATTATCTTGAGGGTGTAGTAAAAATTATTAATAATCGTCAATGGCAAATCCGGGCCATGATTGATTGGATAAAATTCACTCAAGGAGTTTAATTGGCAGACCTGAAGATCACTCAACCAGATTCTGTTGTTCTTAAGATTGATTGTGATCGTTCGCTTGCAAAGGAACTAAACGGGTATTTCACGTTTACAGTTCCTAATTTCCAATACACTCCTGCTTTTAAAAAGCGCCTTTGGGACGGTAAAATTCGTTTATTTAACCTGTACACCCAAACTATATTTGCAGGATTACGAGAACAAGTAATTAAATTTGCAAAAGATCGGGGGTATACTTGGGAGGAGTCTCTGGCTTCATACGATATCCCCTCTCCAGAGGCTGTTAAAGGCTTTATAGACGCTTTGCCTATAACAGCAGGGGGTAAGGAGATTCGTCCTTACGATTATCAGGTAGAAGCCGTACAGCACGCCCTGAATCGATCCAGAGCCCTCCTAGTGTCTCCTACAGGCTCTGGTAAGTCTCTAATGATCTACCTTCTGGCCCGTTGGATACTAGACCAGAACCCAACCGGAAAAATTTTAATTATAGTTCCTACAACCAGTCTTGTAGCCCAGATGTTAGCAGATTTTCGGGATTATTCTAAACGTGACTCCTGGCGAGCAGACCGAAATATTCATACCATTATGTCTGGAAAAGATAAGCATACCAGTAGACGAGTAGTTATTTCCACATGGCAAAGTATTTACAATCAGCCATACGATTATTTTGATGATTTTGTTGGCGTGTTTGGGGATGAATGTCATTTATTTAAGGCCAAATCTCTCACTTCAATTATGAGTAAAGCCAGAAAAACAAAATACCGTTTTGGAACTACCGGAACTTTAGATGGAACTCAAACCCATAAACTCGTTATTGAAGGATTATTCGGTCCTACGTATCACACCACAACCACTAAAAAACTTATAGATCAAGACTTGTTATCTAATATCAGTATTGATTGTTTACAGTTACAATACGATCAAACCGATATTGAACAAACTAAAAAGATGGTTTATGCAGACGAGATTCGTTGGGTTGTAAGCAACAAACGAAGAAACGAATTCATTAAAACTTTGTGTAATAAATTAACAGGCAACACACTAGTGCTTTTTAATTTTGTGGAATTACAAGGAAAGCCTCTTTACGAACTAATTAAAAATTCTTCCACAAAACCTGTTTACTTTATTCACGGAGCGACAGAAGTGGATGAGCGCGAACAAATTCGTAAAGTTATGGATAAAAAAACAGATGCAACTCTTATTGCTTCGTATGGCACATGTTCCACAGGCATAAATATAAGAAACATTCATAACATTGTTTTTGCTTCGCCTTCCAAATCTGTTATACGAATTTTACAATCAATAGGAAGAGGATTGCGCAAGAGTGATACTAA